AAAAGAGCGAGTATAGCTCTTAGTTAGGACACATTACACAGAGGTAGGTGTGGTGAATTAACATCAAGATTAGTGTCCTTAGGTCCCCAGTTTAATCTGAAATAGTGGGAGCACTGCTAAGAGTAAAATCTCAATCGAAATTACAAACTCCTAGGGGGTACCTATATCTACTTCTCAATGAAAATCTACAAACATAAAGGATTATATATACAAGAAAGTGCAGTGCACGGCCACGGCGTATATACTGATGTAAAGATTCTAGCAGGCGAATTAATAGAAGAATGCCTTGTTGGAGATATACTACCTTTAAATTTTAGTAAGTACAAACTTAACTTCTTAATGCCGTATCCAAGCCTTAAAAATAAAAAGTCTTTATGGCATCCTACTGGATATTGCGCATATTTTAACCATTCGGATAATCATAATGTTGTTTGGAAAATAGACACTAGCAAAAACCTAGCATATTTTACAGCAATTGACAATATTATACCAGGCGAAGAGCTTTTTATCAATTACAATTTGGAAATGTAAAAAAATTATTTATATCTTTGCATATATAAACTAAATTTATAGACATGGCAGAGAAATTAAATTTTACACCGTACGGGCAGTGGATAGTTTTACCTAATCCAACAGCTAAGAAAACTAAATCAGGTATTATCTTAGATGACGAAACTGCAAAAAAATTACAAACAAACGTTTTAGAGGTACTAGCAGTAGGACCAGATTGTAGACAAACCAAGGTAGGAGATACAGTTATGGTTGATCCTAACTCTGAGGCTATGCTTATACATATTGACGATGTTCAGCATTTGTTTGTTAATGAATTTCAAATATTAGGTAAGTTCTAATGAAGTTGTCAGGTACTGTTACAATAACACTAGAAGATTACCAAGCTCTATTAGATCATCACACTAGAACAGCAGAGACTGAAGAAAAAACAAAACTTGCAGCAAAAGAGTTACAAGTGTTTTTAACTTACATATGTGATAAGACTGATATATCTAATTATTTAGATGAGTTTAACAGACAGTCTAAAACATCACAAATTGTGATAACAAATGGTAGAGCACAAATAAAATTTAAAGATGAAAAAGAAAATAACAGTTAATATTGATAGCACATATAAGCATTTACAACTATGGAATGGTATCTTTAATTTAACAAATACAGAGTTAAAGGTATTATCTTCTTTTATAGATGTTCAAAATATTACAAAAAATAGTAATATGTGTTCAATGGAGAATAAAAAGCAAGTATCAAGAGCTATTGGTATAAAAGATCCAAATACTTTAAATAATTACATTAAAAAATTTAAAGATAAGAGAGTTATTACTAAAGTTAGTGGTAACTATGTGTTAAACCAATTATTAGATACAAATGCCAGATCTATTGAAATTACTATCAATAAAATTTAAAGTAGTGATAACTTATTACGAAGTAGGACCTTATAATATAACTATATTTCAAGATGAGAACGGAGAGTTCTTACATTTAGATGTAGAAGAAACAATTTTTTAAACATGAGTGATAATCCAGAACAAAACACACCGTCATTTTTACAAATGGTAAAAAGTTTTACAGAAGCATCTGTAGATTTTGTAAAAAAGGGCGCACCTGTGTGTACAGTAGAAGAGTATAGAGAAAGATTAGATGTTTGCGATACATGCCCTTTTCTTTTGCGTAAAAATAAACGTTGTGGTAAATGTGGATGTTTATTAGAGTTTAAAGCTCGTATGAAAACACAACATTGTCCAGAAAAGAAATGGCCAGGCGATAAATAATGGCTAGAAGTAAAAAAGAAATAATACAATTGATAGCAACAAAGTATAACTTACCTTTAAAAGAGGTAGCAGAGATTGTTGAGCATCAATTTAAGTATATCTCTAAAATAATGAAACAAGGAGACTTTGAAACAGTGCGTTTACCATATTTTGGTAAGTTTTCTGTTAAACAAGGTAGGATAGATTATATAGAAAAATTGAAAAAAGAAAAAAGTGAGAGATAACGGTATAAAAAGAATTTGGTGGTTGCTGTTGCCTGGATTTGTAATTATTTTAATTAGAAAAATAAAATCTTTTATTTGCTATCATTTTATTTTAAAAGAAGTTTTTGTAAAATTAGGAGATATTACGTCTTATCATGAATATGATTGCGACTATGAAAAGTATGCATGGGAAACTTTAAAAAACGACATTTTAAATAAAGGAATTAAAGGGTATATTATATTAAAACCAGCCAAACAAGAAAAAAATAAATACAATGTTTCAGATGGCAATCATAGAGTAGCTACTTTAAAACATATTTATGGGGATGATTATAAAATGAAATTTAAAGTTTTAGGAAGCCCTGCAGAACTACATCCTAGATTTCATTTTGATGGTGCTCAATTTTTTCCAAGTTTTAGATATAAAAAAAGACAAAAAGTAAATGAAGATACAAGATGATTTAATATACATAAAGGATAATAAGGCTATTCCAAGTCCTTATGCAAAAACTGTAATAGAGTTTAAAAACTTAAAAGTAGAAGAACTCGGATTTGTTTATTTTATGTGCGATCATAGATCTCCTTTTGCAGTGTATGAGTGGGAACAACGTGTAAAAGAAGTAAAAAATAGTATATTTGGTAATAAGAAGTGGGCACCTAATGAAAAAGTGCTAGCAGCTTGTGACAAATATGAAAAATTAATAGAAACCTCTGCGGTTAGACTTTTAAAAGCAGCAAAAGAGTCTGTAGTTAAATTAGAAAAGTATTTTAGGACTATAGATCTAACTTTAATGGACGATAATGGTAAACCTATCTATCATGCTAAAGATTTAATAAATAATTTAGAAAAAATGGGCAAAGTAGTAGACGGATTAACAAGATTAGAAGAAATAGTTAAAAAAGAAGAGCAGGCAGCAAACACAAATAGAGGTGGAATAGAAGTAAACAAATACAGTATGTAATGGATTTTTTAGAAGACTTAGAAATGTATAATAAAGCAATGTTTAACGCTTATGAGTTTATAACTGATAAGCAAAACGTAGATGACTTAATAGTTAATTTAGAATTACACGAAATTGATACATATCCTTTACCATTTGACCCTTTAGTAGAAACTGGTAAGAATCCAGCTATTATAGACATGGTAATTGCTCACTTTGTAGAGCTTGAAGAGTATGAAAAGTGTGCAGAACTTGTAAAAGTAAAAACTAAATGTCAAAATTCCAAAACACCGACAGAGTAAGACCAGCTGCAATAGCTTTTTTAAAAAATGGCTATTTTACTAACGCTTTACCTGGGACAAAAGAGTATTATGAGTTTTGGGATGAAGAAAGACGTAGATGTTTATACGGGTATGCTATAGATGAGTTACACGTTACAGGATTTCATTATTTTTATTTAAATTATTGTCCTATTGACAGGGCCGTTGACGAAATAATGCCAGACGGCAGTACACAAGCTAAACGTGAGCGTACATTTCCTAGATTTTACGATGGAGACTGGGAATACTTCCAAGAAATAGATAAAGCTAGAGCAGATAATAAACATATGATTGTTTTAAAAGCTCGTCGTAAAGGATACTCTTATAAAGCAGGTTCTATGCTTGCTCGTAACTACTTTTTTGTAAAAAATTCTAAAAACTTTGTATTTGCAGCACAAAAAGAATACTTAATTGGGGATGGACTACTTTCTAAAGCTTGGGACTTCTTAGCGTTTATAGATGATCATACTGCATGGGCTCAACCGCGTCTAAGAGACCGTGAGATGCACAAACAATCAGGGTATAAGAAAAAAGTAAACGGTTTAGAGATAGAAATGGGTATGAAATCTCAGATTATGGGGGTATCTCTAAAAGACAATCCAGATAAAGTAAGGGGTAAAGCGGGAGAACTAGTTTTCTTTGAAGAGGCAGGATCTTTTCCAGGATTATTAAAAGCATGGGAGGTAACCATGCCAACAATGCGTCAAGGTGCTAAAACTCTAGGTATGATGATAGCATTTGGTACAGGTGGTACAGAAGGAGCTGATTTTGAAGCTATGGAAGAAATATTTTACAATCCTGTAGCATACGATTGTATGGATTATGATAATGTTTGGGATGAAGGGGCTCTTGGTACAAGATGTGGATATTTTATACCCATACAAAAGAATTTAGATGGATTTATTGATGATGATGGTAACTCTATGCAAGAAAATGCAGTAGAGTACGAAAAAGAAATGAGAGAAAAGAAAAAAGGTGCGGCAGATGCAAAATCATTAGACCAATATATGGCAGAGCACCCTTTCTCACCTCAAGAAGCAACTCTTAGAGTAACTGCTAACCTTTTTGATGTAGCATCTTTGCAAGAACAGTATAATAAAGTCAAAGCTAGGAGTTTACAGTCTATAGGTACAATAGGTAAATTTTATTATAGTAAAGAAGGAGCTATAAAGTTTACACCTGATGGAGATTTAAAACAAATTATAAAATATCCACATAGAAAAGATGATAATACTACAGGAGGTGTAGTTATATATCAAGCGCCTCATAGAACAGCAGAAGGAACAGTTCCTAGAAATATGTATGTAATATGTCATGACCCCTACGGCCAAAATCAATCTGCAGACAGCACATCTTTAGGAGCGGCTTATGTAATTAAAAGACCAAACAATATATCGCAGCCAGATGATATGATTGTAGCAAGTTATGTAGGTAGACCAGCTACACAGGATGAGTATAATAGAAATTTA